CCAAACATGGATCGTCGGCAAAACGCTGACGGTAATTGCATTTTTCAGCGCATTGTCCGTTTGCTGAAAATCGCACAAATAAATAAAGGGATACGGTGTATCTTCCGGCGGCAAAAAACCGTCGTAGACAGCATATCCCTTTGCTTCAAGGTCAATCTTCAAGCGCGCGAATAGCTCTTGCTGCGGATCAAAATAAGCCATATTTTCACCTCGTTAGCTTCATCATGTCAACTTTGAATTTAATAGCCTGCATATTCAGTGCGGGCCGGACGAATTTCTGCGCGTCCATAAATCGTGTACCAAACTCCAAATACGGGCTGTACTCCGTTTGCGGTCCGACGTTCACCGTCAGGCCGTCGTCTTCAAACGTCATGCCGCCAGCATCAATAATGCTTCGCTTCGTTGTGCCGGTTTGATAACCTTTTTTGAAGTCAGCGTTTTTGTGCATTCTTTGCTGCAGCTGCTGGCCGTTGTGACGAACAACGCGCTTAACATCGTCCATTGTAATGTTTTGCTTCAGTGCCTTTTGCAGTTTGTCCAGCCCTTCAATCTTGATATCGGCCATCTTACTGCACCTCACTTACCACAAGCGTTTCCTTTGTGCGCAGCTGCCGGCGGAAGTCTACACGATAGATCCGATCACCGACGCGCACGCGCTCAACAGGTCCGTCGTAATGGTTCTGCAGGCGAATGGTCAAGCTGCCCTGTCGGATCTCCCCGTATACCAGATTCAGCGTATCGGTCCCGGAATGCGTGACAGAAGCAAAGCGCTGTACCTCTTCAATGGTATCAGCGCCATAATTGCCCGTTACCGCGTCGTATTCGCCGCGCGTGATATTCTGTATGAAAATCGGTTTATCGAATCTCAAAGGAATCTCACCCGCCCCCGCTTGCTGTCTTCCTGCGTATTCAGGAATGCCTGAATTTCACCAGCGAATGCGTCAAAGTCGCCTGCTGCAAAAGACAAGCTTTCGCCTTCGACGGTATGGCTGGCCAGCCCTTCCGATCCAATCCTATTGAAACGGATTACGGCAGCCTCCAAAATGACATGTTCCATGCTTTCCGGCGGCGTAATGCCTCCCAGAAGCAGCGTCAGCCGCGCAGTTGCCGCCGACAAAATCAAATTTAACTTGTCGTCAATACTTGTATCATCGGCAGCAATGCCCAAAAGAATTTTTACCTTTTCAAGCATCTTGCCACCCCTTTACTCTTCGGCAGCCTTCTTTTTTCTGCTCTTTACCTCTTTGATCAGCGGGCAGTGCTGTTTGTTGTCGCTTCCGCTCAGCTCTTTCAGCCGCTCAGCCGATACCTCATATCCCTTGCGCGGGAAAGAATCTCCCGCGTTATAGGGATAATTGTTATCGGTCAAATCAGTAAAGTATTTGATCACCTTATAAGGCATCAGGCACCGGTGATAGAACCAACAACAACGCCGTCGATTCTTTCAGCAAAGAGGCCAACGCCGGAAGCAGCGACGGTCTCAGCGGTCATATTGCTATAATCGGAACCGGTATGGATACCAATCAGGCCAGTTGCATCTGCGGTCAGGTCGAAAGCCTGTGCCATATCGGAGCTGGTTACAGGAATGTAATACAGAACGATATTGTCGGAAGCAGTTGCATAAATCTTGCCCTTCGGAACATCGGAAGCCAGAATGGCAGTACCCATACCGAGGAAGTTTTCAACATAAGACATGCCGAAAGCGGTCTGGGTAGAGATCTGTGCGCTGCCCAGATAGTCAGCTACATCAAGCGGGTTCATCAGGTAAACGGTTTCAACAGAAGTGTCTTCAAAGAGAACCTGCATCTGGCCCCATACCTGTGCCATTGCAGCCTGCAAGGAAGAACCGGAAGCTTTGCCGGTACCGGTACCGAGGAAAGAAACAAACTTGCTGCGAATGCCCTTCTGGATATCCTTCAGCATTTTTTCATTAGTGTCGTTTACAGCCTGACCATAGCCCTTGTCGGAAATAGCTTCAGCAGTGGTCAGCTTACGCCATTTCTTCAGCTCAGCTTCGCCAATGGGCTGATAAGAAGTGTTGTACTTAGAAAGCGGGATAACCTCACCTTCAGCAACGGAACCGTCTGCCAGAGTGCCGGTTACCTTGTATACCTTCAGTACCTCACCGGCTTTCTTTTCCAGCTTGCGAGTGATACCCAGCATCTTCTGCAGAGTGCCGATACCAGCGCTGAATCTTTCAGCGAAATCAACGTCTCTTACCTTTGCAAGGTCAGCCGCAGTTACAATGTTTTCTTCAGCAAAAAGCTGCAGATTCATTTTGTTCATAATTTACCTCCAATTGAATAATGCTTTATTTTCCAGCATCTTTTTTTGTCTCAACTCAGGATCTTTTATGGCCATGATCTGTTCTTTCGTCATAGGCACAATACCGCCAGATCCCTTGCGCGGCGGTTCGCCTTTCAGGCGTTCTTTTACTGCGCTTTCAACGGCTTCAGTAAACGCCTTTGAAAAGCTGTCAATTGCAGCCTTTGTATCTTCTGCATTCGGTGTAACCATTACAGAAAGCAATTCGTCTCCAATAGTAATGCCGCTGTCCGAAAGCATCTTGCGCGCCGTTTTAGTCATTTCCGCAAGGGAATCTCTGCGCTTGTATTCGTCCAGCTCTTTCTGCAGCTTGTCGCGTTCGTACTCAGCCTTCTGCTGCGCATTCATAGTCGCAAGCTTCTGTGCTTCGTCAACGGCCTTCTGGTGCTGCTTTGCCCATTCTGCCTTCTTCTGGTTTACAATCTTGTCAACGTCGGCGTCAGTGTACTTTGCTTCACCGGGCTTCTTCAGCGTTGCTGCTGGTGCCGGCTCTTTGTCGCCTGTCTTGTTTTCCGGTGCTGCTGCATCCGCTGCCGGTGCCGCCGGTGCCGATCCTGCCGCGCCGCTTGCGTCTTCAGCAAACAGCTGCAGATTCAACAAAAACTTTTTCATCTTCATTCCTCCGATTTTTGAAACATTCGCACGTTTTCCGTAGCTTTTAACGTGATCCACGCCTGCACACATACCGTAGCTTTTTACGTCGTCAACGCTTGGACGTGTTCGGGATATTCGTCGGCAATCATGCCAACGCCTAATAAAAAAGAATCCTCCAGCAGCTGCGCATCTGCCGTGAGATTCCTGTATTCAATAAAGGCGTCTCCCGCCTCTATATCGTATTGTATTTTCGCGTCGGTCAATTCCTCAACAGACGCAATAAAAACCTGCGTAAGGGCCGAAATAGCGGCGCAAACGATATCGTTCCCCGGTTCCGCATAGCCTGCGTGTCCTGTAACGCTGATACCTTTGCGTGTTTTACATACAACAATCATCCGTTCTTCCCCTTTGCCCATTTTGCACGCGCCGATTTATTCCAATCAGCCGTCGTGCCGCCGCTGCTCAGGTAATCCAGCCATGCTTCGTATTCGTCGTCGTCCTCCCATGCAGCAGTGCTACACCGGCAGTTCGGATGCATTGGCGGCGCGTTCAGGCCGGGCTGCATGTCTTCAACTTTGTAATGCCCGCCGTTTTCCTTTGCCACCTTTTCGCATATCGGGCAGCAGCCGCGATTTACGATAAATTCGTACATGGTAAAGCCGTTGCGCTCAAAGCTCTGCTTCTGCGCCTCCGTCTGTACTCTGGCCAGCTCTGTCCGCATAAGGCGTTCCGTGTAATATTTCGCACCCTTTTTGCCGTTTTTCAGCGTTTTTTCGCCTATGAAATACTTGCGCAATTCCGTTGCCAGCACGCGCGGATTCTTGCCCTGTATCAGCCCCGTTTGCAGCAGCTTTGCAAGGTCCGCCTTCATTAAGTCGTGATGCTGCCACAACCGGTCCGAAAACGTCGCGCTCTTAAAAGATGCATTTACAAGTGCGTTTGCGTTTCTGGCGTTGTTCCGGACCGTCTTGCCCAATATACCGGCCTGACGTTCCAGCTCCGCCGCTGTGCGGCCCTTCAGGATCTTCCCCATAAAGCTTTCCAGCTTCGCCGTTCCTTTGATCAAATGCAGCCCGATATTTGCCTTCAGCATTTCCAGCCGGTTTATCTTCATCGTTGCATTGTAAAGACGCATTTCGGCATTGGCCTTGTCGGAAAAGTAATACCCGCTGTAATCGGTCTGGTCGTTGTTTGCAGCGCGGTCCCTTGCGGCGTCTTCGACGTACCGCTTTGCTTTGCGCTCATATGCTTTGATATCCAGCTTAGAAACGCGCTTTTTCGCTTCGGCAATTGTGATGCCTTCCGCCTTTGCATATTTCGCGTAAAAGCTGTCTATTTCCTGTTGTGCGCCGTCCAGCATTTCTTCGTATATTTCGTCGATCAGCTTATAATAAGCTCTCTCGTCGGAAATATAGTGCTTTAACGCCTCTTCTTCGCGGTCTCTCCAGTAATCACTGCTCTTCATTGGTCAGCTCACCCGCCGCCGCCTGAACCTCTGCAACCATCATCTGCTCAGCCAGTGCGGCCTGCATTGCAGCGGCGCTTTCTTCTGCGATTTTCTCCAGCTCATTCTGTACGTTATCGACAACAGAAAGAACCTTCAGCTGTGTTTCTTTACTTACCATGCCTTCCAGACCGGCAGCAATCTGCGTTTCTTCCAACAGATTCGCGGGCAAGTTGGGCGTAAAGTGATAATGCAGCTGCAGCCATGCGTCCTTCGGTACTTTGGATGCAGGATGCCCAAACAGCAGCTTATAACGTCTGTTCATGCCGCTGGTAAACTTACGCTCTTTGGTCTTCTCCAGATTCGCCATAGCCTGCAGCTTATAACGCAATGCGATACCGCTTGCTGTGCCAAACTGCTCGTCGGAAATGTTGGCCACCATCGAAATGTTGAAAATAAGGCGTTCAATTCGATTCAGCAAATTTTCCTGAGTCGTATCACCTTCGGGCTTGCCCATGAATTCGACGACGATCTTGCTGGCGTCTTCGCCTTCAAAATTGATAATTCTATTGCTTCGGATATGGCGTACGCCGTCTTCGTCAACAGTGGTACCCAATACCTTCAAATAAGCATCGGCAAAGTAATCGACGTCGTTTGCCTTTTCGGAAAGTGCTTTGTTATAAGCATTTACCAGAGAAAGTACCGGTTCAAAAAGGCCCTGTCTTTCTGCGTTCTCGATATACTCAGTTGCCGGCACGTCGCCAAAGTGATGCGGCTGCCAATCGTCGATCCAGTGTAGACCGCCCGTCACCTGAAAATTCCGGACGCCATAATTGTTGGAAATGCTGCCGTATTCAAAGTTCTCTCTGTCCACATAGCGGCGGACAAAATACAGAGGCCGCTCCACAATGGATTCGTCGAATATCATAAACGCTTCCATCGGGGACAGATAGGCAATGCAAAGCTCTGCTTCTTCGTCGGTGTAATACATTTCGTACGCCTTGCCGTAAATGCTGCTCAGCTTAGACAGCTCAGCGTTGTTGTCGTCCTGATCGTTGTACTGGTCCAGATATTCCACAAAATCAGAAACGGCTTCGTCATCAGCAACAACCTTAATCGGATTGCCAATGAAAAAGCCGTTCATTGTATCGATAATGTATTTCGGGAAATTCACGACAATTCTGTTGTCCGGTTTGTAATCCGGCTTCGGTTCTTCGCGTAAAATGTCGTGATCGCTTTCGTATGCGTTCTTCAGGTCCTCATATCTGCTTTCGATCTCGCGCTGGTGCTTATCCAAAAATTCTTGCAGCAGCGGGATCGTCATTTCTTCGTCTTTTGGTAATCGAAACATTATAACCCCCCTTTAATGCTTCTATTTAGCGTTACTTGGCCGCGCGGCTTCGGATTCTCATATACCCCTGTGAGCGCGTCCGGCGCGTCGTCGTGCGCGTTTTTACCCTCTTTCTGGTATTTGATAATGTCTGTTGCAAATTCCGGCCACCGGTCCTGCCAGTTGATCGGGAAAAGTACGTTGTTCATAACGCTTGTACTGTTTGACAGGATGCGCGCCTTTTTGTTCTGGCTCTGGTGAAACCATTTAAAGGTCGTATGGTAATTGCCATGTTCTCTGCATTCCCGTTCAACGTTACGCGCAAAGCCTCTGCCGCCGTTGTTTGATTCTATCATAGCGCAGCCGACGTTGTTCTTCTTCAGCATGGCAGCTGTTGCCGGCTCCGTTTTTTCCATCGGATCTTTTGTGTAAAGCACGTCCAGTATATACGCGCTCTCTTCGTACATGCCGTAACATATCGAACATAGAAAGTCGTCGCCCATGTCCGCCGTATCTGTGTAATTCAGCACATAATCAAACAGCGGCCTTCCGTCGTCGTCCTTCGGGATCTCCGTATACGTTTTAAAGGCACTATATAACCGGCCTTTTACGTCAATCGGTTCCTGCTGATAGTTGGCCAGCACAATATCCCTGTTCATATGCCTTGTCTTCAGCGTGAAATCTTCAGCCGAAAGGATATCATCGCAAAGCATGGTACCATCGTCCTGTACAGCCTTGTAATTGACGTGTACGACGTTTTCGTAATTATCCAGTATGTAACCCGCCAAATCGTTTGTGGCCCATCTGGTCATAATTATAATGATCTTAAAGCCGTTTTCCGTACGGGACAGCATGGTATTTGTAAACCATTCAATTTGCTTCAGCAGCGTTGCTTCGTTGTATGCTTCCGCCGCTGATTTTATAAGGTCGTCTATAATCATTATGTTACAGCCGAAACCCGTTGCAGTACCCGTCGGAGACGTTGCCAGATAGTTTGCCTGCTGGCTGCCTTCCAGAGACCAAATCTGCGCGGATGCGTCGCCATATTTGATCTTCGTCTGCGGGAAAATGTCGTTGTAAACCAGTACGCCCGGCGACGGCAGCTCTGCTATCGTATTCCGGACGGCCTTTGCAAACGTGCCTGACAGCGTTTCGTTGTATGAACCGGTCATAACCTTTTTCTGCGGCCCGTACTTGCCAAATAGCCATTGGACCAGCTTCGTTGCCGTTCGCGATTTGCCATGTCGCGGCGGCATGTTGATAACCAATATCTGCTCTTTGGCCTTCTCTATAAACCATTGCAGCGTATTGGATAAATCCCGCAAAAAAGGCCGGCTTTCATTATAGAAATCCGGCGACGTTATTTTACAATATTCCCAAAAATCGCGGCGGGCAAGTTCTATCCTTACCAGCCGCTGAAATTCTTTACTCTTAATGTCAATCATTTGCAATCAACTTCCGCAGTTCTTCTGTCGTCAAATCTGCAAGCGGATTGTTTATATTGCCATTAACGTTTACATTTTCGGCCAGCTTGTTACCGCTTGCGTCTCGGATAAATTCCGCTGCCCGTGTGTCTCCCCTTAGCGCTTTTTGGATCTGGGCAAGCGCAATTGCTTCCTGCACGCTCAGGTTTTTCCCGTTCAAAGACGCTACACTTTTGATCGTTTCAATGTTGGATGCCGGCCATCTTTCAGCG